AATATGTTATATGAGGTGATATTCCATTATTAATACATTCTAGAATAAACCTATCTATAATATTCTTATTTTCATATTTTTTTCTAATATTACTTTCATTAGAATCAACAATTTTAAATATGGATTCTATTTGTGTAATCAAAGATTTATAAGTAGTATATCTATTATATTCTATTTCTAATTTATAATATTCTTCCAGAGTGAATTTAAATATTTTACATTCATTAAGATTAAATAATGGTAATTTAGACATTCATAAATTTTATAATTATAAAATAATATAATTATAAAATAATATAATTATATTAACTATCATTCAATAGTATGGATTTATTTATATTGTTTTTTATGTAAAAAATATTTAGTATATGTAATAAAATAAATTAGAATATCTAATATAATATCTAATCTAATATATATGAACTATAACATTTATATATTCTAGAACTAGAACAATGCCTCCTAGAAAAGAAACCAAAAAGAAAATAAACTCTAATTCATCTGAATCAGTAAAACCTAAGAAGAGAACAATTAAGATTGTTAGAAAAGCAAAATCAATATTATCTAAGGAATCAACAGACTCATCAAAATCATCATCAAAATCATCATCAAATCGTGACCCCAATCTAGACAAATACAAACCGCCAGTAAATACAATCCGAGTGAAACCTAGGGTATGGGAATTACCAAATAGGAAAAACTTCTATAACTGGATAATCAACACATTTCAACAATATGAAACTGGTAATGCTAAAAAACAAAGGCCAGAGCCTAGGCAAATTAAAGAGCAATTGGAGCTCAGTTCCATACAAAGATTAACGCGCGATTATTTACAGGGTGAAAGTCCCGTCCGCGGTCTATTATTATACATCGGTCTGGGACATGGTAAAACGTGTGCAGCCATTACTATTTCCGAGGCAATTAGGACCAAGAAAGAAGTTATTATTTTTAGTAAGGCAAATCTGGAGTCCAATTTTAAAAAGGAAATAAGGAAATGCGGAGACGACTATGTTAAAATATTAAATTTCTGGGAATTTCGTAAATGTAAAAATAATAATGAAAAAGAACTGGCGGAAGAGCTAGGCATACCTATCGAGGCAATACATGAAAATGGCGGCGCCTTTTTTGCCGATTTTACAAAAACGAAATCCAACTATAATGATCTGGAAAGATCGATGAGAACCAAGTTAGATAATCAAATAGAACATACTATAGAAAAGCGGTTCAAGTTTATCCATTTTGATAATCCCCGATTATGGTCTAAGCTTAAAGAAGATGAATTTGATGATAAGATTGTCATAATAGACGAAGTTCATAATATCGGCAACATTATGGCATCTGATAAACGTCCCAATGCTATGAAATATTATAATCTATTTATGAATGCTAAGAATCCTAAATACATATTTTTAAGCGGAACGCCAATTATTAATCAAATCTATGAAATAACTAAAATCTTCAATATTTTAAGAGGATATATGTACGTATTGGAAATTACATTTAAAAATGCATATGATACCAATATTGATTATAGTAATATTAATTATATTTTGAAGAAGAATAAACATATAGACCAAATTATAATTAATAAATCACAAAAACAAATAAAAATAAGTAAGAATCCAGATAATTTTACTACTCAATCAGATAATAAAGGCATTGTATATAATCCAGAGGATGCAATAGATTTCGCCACTTTTAAAGAAGAAATAACATTGACCATTCAGAAACTCGGTTATAAAATATCTGTAGTCGAAAAGCGGGAAACATGTTTTCCAGAAACTAAATTGGAGTTCGAAACCGAATTTTACAATCCGGAGTTAAATAAGCTTAAGAAAATAGACTTAATTAAGAGGCGTATTGCTGGTCTCACATCCTATTATGAATATCCCGATAAAACTAAATATCCAGATCTCCTACCTATTAATAAAGTATTTGTACCTATGAGTAAATACCAATTTGGTTCATATGAGAGATATCGCCACCAGGAAATAGAAAAAGATAAACATAATAAGAAAAAACAGGATGATGAAAGCCAGCAACAACAATCCAGTTATCGTCTTAAAAGTCGTCTGGTCTGTTCCTTTGTATTTCCAGAGGAAATAGGTAGTCCTTATGATTCCAAGGTTTTCGAGGATAAACTCAAATTGGGAGAACTCCTGTCAGATAGTCTAGACGATTTTGAATTCACTACTACCGCCGCCGAGGAAATGAAGACCAAAGATTTAGATAAAGAACTTAGAGAAGGTTATTTACAACTTCTAGAAAAAGAAAAGGCTAAATATTTAGATGTGAAGAATGGATCTCTTGCCAAATACGCTCCCAAATATTTAGCTATGATAAATAATATACAGAAAGAGCGTGGTAAAATATTGGTCTATAGTTATTTTAGGACCCTCATTGGTCTAAATACCTTTTCATATGCTCTTATCCAGACTGGCAAATGGGCGCCATTTCGTATTAAGAAACATAGTAGTAAAGGAGGAAAGGCAACTAAAAATAATACGGAATGGGAATTGGATGAACATGAAGATGAAGTGGGCAAGGCGAAATTCATGTTTTATACTGGCGGCGAAGATAAGGATGAAAGGGAAATATATCGTATTATTTATAATTCCGAATGGGACAAATTGCCTCAAAATTGTTCTAAATTGGTTGAGCAATTAAAGGCTAAACACGCAAATAATTATTATGGAGAAGTTATAAAAATGATTATGACTACTAGAACTGGTGCCGAAGGTTTGGACTTAAAAGAGGTGAGATATATACATATACTAGAACCTTACTGGCAGCCCGTCCTTATAGATCAACTAATTGGGCGTGGTGTTAGAAATGGTTCTCATTTAACTTTAGTCCCAGCCGATAGAAATGTAGAAGTTTTTATATATATGGCAACATTGACACCGGAATTAACACGTAAAATAACTTATATTGATGTTAAGAATGATATTTATAAATATTCTAATCCGGCAATACCTGAAAAAGCATTTAAAGTAGTGAGTAGTGATGAATATTTATATATGATAGCTGAAAGAAAAAAGATTATTATTAGTGAATTCCAGAAACTAATGAAGGAAACAGCCTTTGACTGCGCCCTTAATTATAATGATAATACATTGAATCCTATTAATAAGGGATTAGTATGTATGGATTATCCTACTAAGAATAGGAACCAATATCTTTTTACACCTTCTATTAATGATACAATTGATAATATTGATATAGCGCAGGAGAAAGTAGTTAAAGTACAATATGGGCAAATTAAATATAAGGGTAAAATATTTTACTATAATAATACGGCAGATAGTAATGGTAAAATGTATATTTATGATGATACAATGGTAGGTCGTATTAGATTGCCTAAGCCAGTTGGCGAGGTTAAAATTGTTGATGACAAGAAGCAATATGTATTTTTTAGAAGTAATAAAGAAAAGAAAAAAAATAAGAAGAAGTAGTACTATGAAAATAATACATTCATCCAAAGAAACTCGATTTTTTGCGTAATATTGCTTGTGTACGTGCCTTGTTTTTTTCCCTTTGCTCTGCTTGTTTTAAAGATTGTTCTTTCCCTTCTTTTGTTTTTAGCCACATTAAATTTTCTTTATGTTTCTTGCGTTGTTCTTCTATATCTTTCTTGGTTATTTTAGGGCAGCCTGATTTCTTACAGGTAGGATAAACATGATGCGCACATTTCATATATTCGCTATTTGGACCCATATAACGTCCTGCACATCTTTTACAACATTTATTTGATTTTGTTTTACTGTGTTCTAATTTTAATTTATGATATTTATCATCTTTTGCTTTTTGTTTTTTAGTTTGTCTTTTATGTCTTTTATGTTGTGATTTAGAACTAAATAAACTACCAAGAATTGAGGACATTGTATGTATTCAATATATTCAAATTATTTATTATCTAAATTATTATTTATTATATAAATTATGTAAAGATATAAAAATAAGAAGAAATAGATTTATAATGATAAAAATTGAAATTAATTAGTATATTAGTAATAAGAATATATAAATACATTTTCATTGCCAATTGTAATAATAATTACATTTACAAATAATACCTGACAAAATGAAATTAACTTTTAAATGTTTTGTACCCAATCCTCATATGGCAATGATACAAGGCGGTGAATGTCCTTTTTGTGACGATAAAAAAGGCGGACCTTGTACTTGGTATCTTAATATACGCATAAATCCCTCTGATAGATCTGGATACATTACTTGCGATAATCCAGTTTGCCATGAATTGATGGAAACATATATGAGAATATTACGTAGCAGAGTACATGAATCTGCCATCTGGCAAGAAAAAGTATTGCCTGCCTTTGCTGGAAATAAGCCTATTACTGTTAAACGTTCTAGCGGTGCCCTGGAAACTAATTGGCGGATTACTAAAGATAGATATGGTGGCAATTGTAGCGATGGTGGCCTTGGTGACGATAATGCAGATGAAAAGGTGAAATTGATTTTACGATATAATTATGAAAAAGAAGATATGGACGCTTTGATTATCTGTTCAAAACCTGATGATAATGATTTTACAAAAGATAGCATACAAAAAGCTATTGAAATAAATGAAATATTTATGTATGAATGATAAATATATATATATTTCTAACTAGAACACATAATACATTCTGGTTCTTCTTTGACCTCAATAGTCCTTTTAATTTCCTCTTTACCATTTTCTTTTTTACTAGAATCGCCATGACCACTCCCGCCACCACTTCCAGCACCAGAGCCTATTTTTTCCAAATCAACACTAAATTTCTGAGCGGCAGTCTTAGCTTGACTTCTCAAATAATAGATTCCCGTCTTAAGCCCCTTTTTCCAGGAATAAAAATGCATAGCGTTAAGTGTTTTATATGTAGGATTCTTAACAAAAAGATTCATTGATTGGGTTTGACATACAAAGGGGGCGCGGTCTGCGGCCAGATCAATGAGCGCCTTTTGCTTCAATTCCCAAACAGTTTTATAGCGGTCACGAATTGCTTGCGGTATTTCGGCTATATTCTGTACACTCCCATCATCCATTATAATTTTATCTTTAATATTTTGATTCCAGATACCTAATTCGAGCAAGTCCGAAACCAAATATTTATTAACAATAACAAATGTCCCGGCCAATGTTTTACGAGTGTATATATTATTTGTAAATGGTTCAATACATTCATTCCAACCTAGTATTTGACTAGTGCTAGCAGTAGGCATAAGAGCAATTAATAATGAATTGCGGGCGCCGTGTTTTAATATATCGGCCCGCAAGGCTTCCCATTCGGGCTTCAATTTTTCACTAGGCTCAACTCCCCATAGATCAAATTGAAATTTACCTTCCGAAAGCGGCGAGCCAACAAATGATGAATATGCCCCAGCATATTGATTAGGCAATTTCAACTCTTCGTCTATTATGAAATAGGTAGTCTTCAATTCTTCCAGGCGCTTCTTATCTTCTTCGGATAATTCACCTGGAGCTCCACCCGCTGAAGAATTCCCAGAACCCAATTTCAATATACGCTTGTATTCTTGAACGTACTTTTTACGTTTTCTAGCTATTTCCATACTTGATTCCATAGCGGCATAATACATATTTTCAAATATCTCCCTATTTAATGCCCTAGCTTCTTCACTGTCAAAAGCTATCTTCAAAATTGCAAATATGTCTGCCAATCCAGAAATACCTAGCCCGGTAGGCCTTTGTCGCCGGTTACTAGTCTCAGCTTCTTTCACAGGATAGTAATTGTAATCTATTATTTTATTCAAATTCTTAATAATTTGCTTAACTACTTCTCTCATTTTTTCAAAATTGAAAAATGGTACAGACGTAGTTATTTCTTTTCCAGTTTCTTTACATATTTCTTTATTGTGATGATATTCAATATATTTAGGTAATGCCACACTTGCCAGATTACAAACGGCAATTTCCTCTCGTGATGTAAATTCACATATTTCGTGACAAAGATTGCTACTTTGAATAGTACCCAGATTCTTTTGATTATTTTTAACATTTACAGCATCTTTAAAACCAATATATGGTGTACCCGTTTCCATCTGGGCAGTCAATATTGCTTCCCATATAAATCTTGCCTTAATTTGTTTAACGTATCGACCCTCACTCTCATATTTTTCATAGAGAGCTTCGAATTCGGCACCATATTTAAGGTATAGTCCCGGGCAGCTATCTGGGCACATGAGAGACCACATACCATCCTCCTCAATACGTCGCATAAAGAGGTCAGAAACCCAGACCGAGTAAAATAAGTCTCGGGCGCGCTCTTCGTCAATACCTGTATTAAGTTTCATCTTTAAAAATTGTTCAATATCAGGATGCCAAGTTTCTAAATATACTGCAAACGACCCATTTCTCTTACCACTATTATGAACCAATCCTAAACTTGCTACTGTATAATTATGGTTATCTGTCATATTAAAATCATATACATCACCTTCATAATTATATTTTTGAATACTTCTAATTCTTGACCAAATAATATTTTCGTGTTTAAAATATCCTAATGTTGTTGAATATTTAACATTATCTCCTAATATAGATATTAATGCTTTGTCTTTTGGAATACGAATTGAATATGATATTTTTTTATGTTCAATATAATCTTGCTTACCATTTCTCCTTGTAATATAATGACCTTTACCAATATTATTACTAATGTGTCCAGATGATACAACACCTATTCTTAATAATAAATATCTTAAAGTCATAACAACTTGATATGATGTATTATAAAATTGGATTTCATGAGTAATACCACCATCAGTTTCGATTAATCCTTTTAATAATTGTAAAGTTTTTTCATTTGGTAAATTAATAAATGATTCATGTATTTTCTTAGTTTTATTATCATCATATAATAAATTATTTGTAATATTAATTGTTTGCGACGACCATCTAATAGAATATGTATTTTTATTATCATCTAAAGTAGTCCAATAATGAATATTTTTATTTTGTAAATATGTTTTAACAAAATTAACAGTATCAATTTTACTTTCTAAATTCATTGATACACCATATTCATATTGATTTTCAGACCTCATATATATATGACCATCTCCTATCATAATACCATAAAATCTACAATAATCATTATCATATTCTAAAATATCATTTACAAAAGATGGTATTGGATATCCAAACATATCATTTTCTGTTAAATCTTTTGCTAATATAAATTTAGGTTCAATAATTTTATCAATTAGTTTTCTTTTAATAAATTTATAATTAGTAATTTTAGGTTGTCCTTGAATAACATATATTTCATGTTCGGGTGTAACATTAACATCTTCAATACTATATTTACCTCTAATTTTTAATATTTCTTTATTTATATTATTTATTGATATTCCAAATACTTTTTTATAAGAACTATCTTTTGTTAAAAGATAATCTTCACAAGTAACTTCACTCATTTTTTTTATTCCAGATTTTGTATAAACAATTGTATCTGGTGTAAAACATTGATTAATATATCTAGCTGTTTCATTAAATACTTTAAGCATTGGAATTATACCATTACAATGCCCGTTAGTGCCACGAATTATACTACCAGTTGACCTTATTTTATGTATTGCTAGACCAATTCCACCGGCATATTTACTAATTTTAGCACAATCTCCTAATGTTTTATATATACCATCTACACTATCTTCATCCATTGTAAGTAAAAAGCAACTAGATGCCTGTTCTCTTTGTGTGCCCATATTAAATAAAGTAGGTGTCGCATGGGTAAAATAGCCATCTGACATTAATTTATATGCTTTAATTGCCTCCTTTAGATCATCTTTATGAATACTAAGGGATACACGCATTAATAAGTGTTGAGGTCGCTCTACTATTTTATCATTGAGTCGCATAAGATAAGAACGCTCTAAAGTTTTAAATCCAAAATAATCATATGTAAAGTCTTTTTCATAGTCTAGAGTAGCATTGATTTTTTCTTTATTAGCCATGACCATTTTATAAAGTTGTTCATTAAGTAATGGTGTATGAACACCTAAAACATCCTTATTATCCCAAAGTAATTGTACCACCTCACTATAGCTAGGACTGGTATTTTTATGATGATTACTAATGATAATACGAGATGCCAGTTTTCCATAGTCGGGGTGAATAGTAGTTTTAGCAGCACATATCTCCGCGGCGAGCTCATCTAGTTTAGATGTTTCTACACCATCAAATATCTGGGTAATAATAAGTTTAGATACTTCCGCAGGATTAATTTTTAAGTCTTTAGAAAGCTTCTGGATGCGCTTGTAACATTTGTCAAATGACACTTCCTCACGGTCCCCATTGCGCTTAACTACGTACATTGACTCACATATTGAATTGGATACAGAATTGGATATTGAATTGGATGACGATGATGTTACTAATGCCATTGTTGCCATTTTTTGTATCTGGATAACTTATTACTGATTAATTACTGATTAATTATTAATTTCTATTATTACTAATTTACTATTTCTATTAAAATATTTATGTTTATATTTATAATATTTATTATTTTTATTTATTATTTTTAATTATTATTTTAACTATTGAGCTATTTATGTATAATATTAATAATATTTAGTTGCACCTAATCTAGGAAATTTTTGTTTAAATAAATATTGTTCGTATTCACTAAACGTTTTTTGATTCTTCTTATATTCTTCATAATTTGGATTTGTATTTGTATAAAATGTTTTAAAGGTTTCACCAAGCATATTTTTATAGTATTTTATTAAATTTTGATCTCTATATTCATATATTTCGTTAAGAACTTTTTGTTGTTCAACAGTAAAATATGGTAAATGAAAATTATATAGATCAAAATCTATTCTATCTTCTTCTATAAATAAATCATATATTGAATCATTATCTTCTGTTTTTCTTTTTTCATTATCATCACTATTTCTTACATAATAAAAAATTAAATTGCCCTCATATTTAATCTCTTTAGGTTTAAATAAATATTGTTGACTATATGTTAAATAGTCTTCAAAAAATTTAAACTGATTAAATGTTATTATTTCACCTTTATTTTTTGATAATAATTCATCTATTTTTTCTTTAGTTATAGTTTTATCATTATTATTATTAAATTGATCTTCTAGTAATTTAATTTTTTTATATAGTAATGTTAGTTTTTCATATTGCTCTTTATATTTCTCTTTAAATTGTGTATTTTCTGGTCTTTCTGGTATTTTTTTAGTTGTTAATTTGCTAAACCAACTTTCTTTAACTGGTTCTGGAACAGATTCAAATATAGTAGAAGTTTGTCCTTTAAATTTATATATTTCATAGTTATCAGAAAAATATAATCTTATAAATTCACCCCCTAGGGGCTTCATTTTTATAAATGTACCTTTTTGAGGCCTTCCTATGTTTTGTTCACCTCTACGAAAAACTTGTTCTATTGTTTCGTCAATTAAATATGTTTTTCCAACTTTTAAATCAATTGCCTTTGTTTCTCCTCCTCCTCTCAGTTTTCTCAAGTTTCTTAAGTTTTTCTTAGTTTTCTTAGTTTTTTTATTACACTTGATATTTTTAGAGGCTTTTCGTTTATGTGAAACGGGCATTTTATAAATTATAGAAATTAATATTTCAATTAGCTATTATAGAAACTTAATATATAGAAAGATATATATATATAAATAAATTAATTAATAATTTATAAATTTAGTAATATAATAAATAGTGTAACCAGATACAAAAATGAAAAAAATAACATATTTTGATTTAGTTAAAAATAGAAATAAATATACTATACAGCAATTAGAGGCAAATCTTAATCATTTAGAAATAAAACATATATTACAATATCAAACACTTAGTAGTAATTTTTGTGCAAAGTATGTATTGAATGAAGACTATGCTAGTTGTCAGGAAGATCTATATTTAATAGATATTGGTTATGTTTTGTATCATCAAAAACATCTTACATATGATGAAATAATAAAAAGTTTAGAAGTATTGGAAGAAATAGAAAATACATACAATAATAATATAGAAAATATAGACAAATAATTATGCTATTACTACAGATTCTACAACTACAGGTTCCACTACAGGTTCCACTACAGGTTCCACAACTACAGGTTCCACAACTACAGGTTCTACTACAGTTTCCACGACCTGTATCGCTACAGGTTCTGCTACAATCTCAGCAGGTGTATCTACAGTTTTAGCAAGAGAATCAAGTAATATTTCCTCTTCAAATCTATCACCATTCATTAATTTTTTTATATTTGCCTTTGTAATATTTTCACAGAAAAACTTAACCTTTTCGCAATGAAAGATTTCAATTAGATTATTATTTTCCAAATGATTGAAAATATCATAAAGGTTTAATACGTTATAAATAGTTTCGTTTTGTGAAACTAAATTTACATATTCGCCTTCACACTGATTAAGTAGAATAATTAAACCTACAACATTACCACCATATTTCCGAACTTTCTGTATAATATTATTCAAAAGAAAATCATTGGAAATAACGGTCTCAATGAGTAATACACGGTCATCAATATTCATCCCACCTTCAATCTTGATATTTCTAATATTATCTTTTTCATCTTTTTCATTACCTTCACTATTAATATATAAAATGCCTTTTTCAAAACTGGTAGCAACATTGGTAGCATAAGGAATCGCGCTGGGACTTGTAGCACAAATCTTGTCAAATTCGACCCCTTTAGTTTTAATCATATTTTCAGTAAGAAGTGTTATGTTGTCAAAAAGAGTAGGACTGCTAAGAGCCTTGTTAAAGTTTAATGTAAATGGTCTTTCACCAGTTGGGACAAAATCTTTTAGACCAAGGGATTTAGTTGCGAACAAATGGGTATATACTAAAGCACGCGCCATAATTGTAATAGAAGTTTATAATATGTATCTGGAACAGTTAATATAATTATTATATGTATAAGTACAAGAAGTTTTAAATAGAAATTTAACACAATTATTAAAAATATAAAATATAATATAATAATAATAATAATAATAATAATTTATTAAAATATATAAAATGGTAGTTAAAACAAGAAAATATTTAAAATCTAAAAAAAATAAAACTCAAAAGAAAAATAAAACATTACGAAAAAATAAAATTATGAAGGGAGGTTCTATGGGAGAATATGCAACTGCAAATGCAAATGCAATTCTAGATCCAAATAGTCAACTATACAAAATTTTTCATTTATTTTCTAGAGCGAATCAACAAACTAGTATTGGCAATCAAATTTTTCCAAGAATAGTAAAAGATAAAGAGAAAGCAGGTAAAGAATTAAACAAAATTCTGATAAATCCAAATAATACAATCTATAACTATATTAATGAACTTATTAGTTCTAATCCTATTAAACCAGAACACAGAGATAAAATAGTAAATTTTTTACGTTCTCACTATAATATGGATACTAGACAAGAACTTAGTATGCCTCATTTTGAAATATTATTAAATGAATCACTATATCAAGTAAATAGAGGTATATTTCACGGGGACTATTAATATACACTAATAAATAATTAAATAATATATAAAACACAAAATACAATTTCCATTATGTACCATAATTATTTCCTGAAAGGTATTTTTGGCGCGGCTTTTTTCTAAAAAGCTGCTAGTAGACGTTAATAGGTTTCAAAGTACCCGAAGTATCAGGATCGCGCGTTACAATTCTGAATAGCAAGTGAGTTTGTAAATCGATATTGATTAATGTACCCCATGTAGCACCTGTAAAATCCAAAGAAGTTTCATCATAATAGCTATCTGGTAAAACAGTAAAGTTTATAGGATCCATAACACCAGGAGGACTAATATATAAAGTTTGTATAAAACCACGATTATCACCAGTAGTTCCACCATTAATTTCCTTATCTAGATTAATAACTGTATGACCTTCTGGACGAGTTATAAATGATACAAAACTAGAATTATCTGTAGCTGGATTACTAGCCATAGTAAAATTTCTAATAATAATTCTATCACCAATTCTAAACAATCTATTAGAAAAGAATGTTGTTGTTGTAATTTTTACCATTTTAAAATCCCCTTGTGTACTGTAAGGAAAAGAATCTGATGCAGTTATTTCAATAGTATTATTATTTATAATTGCCAGATTGGAACTAAAAGCAATATTACTTAATTGCAATACATCACTTTGAGAATTAATAAAATTGCCTCTGGGATCAGTAATACTGATAGTCATACGATTTAGACTGGCCAAGGGGTTATTATAAAACTTCTTCTTTTCAAAATAGGCAGGGTTGAATTTCATAAAACCTCTAATATATTCAGTTGCAAAACCATTTTTAGGTGTTGAATTAACAACACTATTAGATGTAGATGTTCCAGTTATATATTCATTAGATAGAATATTAGTAAAGAATACTTTATCAAAGAGGAGCGTCGAAAATGCCCTATCAGCCCAGTTATTTGTGCCCCTAAATACACTATCTAATTCATCAATGCGCAAAAGTAAATATGGATATTTCATAATACCGCAATAGAGCCGTGTATCAAATGGTATAATGCTAGAGTCCATTGGCATAATGGCACTTACTAATTCCACACTTACAATATTTTTATAGAGTTGACTAATCCCGGCGCCATCGAATGTAGAATTTTGATTGAATTGTACTTTAAAATTATAGCGGCTTTCAGCATTCTTTTCCCAGAGACGATCAACACTATTAACATTGATGTAATGAACCTTTTCAATATACTTAGGTTGTGTTTCCCTTTGTAATTTAATCAAACTATCTTGCATCTTTGTTAATTCACTACCAGAAATATTATTGGGTTGGGCATCATTATTATTTACAATGCGCTCTTCAATTCGATCCATATAGTTGTTGGTTAATTGATTACCCAGTTTAAATAATTCCATAGGATCTACTTGTGTCTGGTCTATTTTAGATTGAGCATTAGTATTATTACGGTCAAATACTATATTATGAGATGCTGGTAGAGATGATGGTAGAGATCCTGATACAGATGCATGAAATGATGATGATGAACTAACCGGTTCAGAAATTGATCGAGATGAAGAATATAATGGAATGTTATTGGGTTCTTGAGCTTTCATAGCTGTAATATTTTGGCGCTTTTCTATTTCTGTATAGTTTTTAACTTGTTCATTTCTTTGACGTTGATAATCTTCTAGCATTGACATAGGATTAGTACCATCCATCCTTTGTAGGTTTTCTATATTTTGATAAAGAGGACTATCAACATTTTCACCACCCATTAATGAATCAGTTAAATCTTCATTGAGATTAAAAGAATTTATTGTAAAATCCATATCTTGCTTATTTAATTGGGAAGGGCTTTGTAAAGTAGATTTATTAAAGGGTGCTTTATCATCGGCAACACGAAGGAATTGTGAATCGTAAGTGCCATTTTGTATTGCGCTCTTTACAAAATGCTCATTATGAACAAATTCAGTAGATTTAATAGATGGTTGAGGTAAATATGAATTAGGATTGCCGTCACCAACAGCAACTGCTTGCCTTTGTGCCATTAATTGTTCATATTTCCCTTTAATATCTTCTTTTTCATTCATCATTGTAAATCCATTTTGTGTATTGGTATTAGTACTACTACCTCCTATACCCCCAATGCCTCCAGATATACCTCCAGATGTATTTTTAGAAATATTCTTTTGTACTTCTTGAAAAATAGCATCATTAGCTTGCTTTTCGGTAGGATTATTAACATTCTTTTCAAATATTTTACCGTGGAAGTAAGTAATTGATTTATCTACAAGCTTAATATTGACATTCTGTAAATTTCGTTCAGTAGGAGGGCATTTATCATAGACCATCTTACTCATAGCTTGAAATGTTTTTTTATAGGAAGCATTTCGGGTAATATCCTTATTAGTCCTGCGACTAATTTCCTCAGCTACTTGTTTAAAAGTATTATCTAGATTATTTTGAGAATAATAAACTTTATCGATACTATCACCGGACATAGACATTTTTAGATTATGTATTTATGTTATTATATTATTATGTATCTATTTATAATATCTATTTATAATATCTATTTATAATATCTATTTATATTGTCTAGATATGTATTTAATATTAAATTAGAATATATTATTTATAAAAATTATACCATTTATATACACCATTTAAAAATAAAAAATAAGAAAATAAACTAGTCGGTTTTATTGAAAAATGTTTTCCTTCTAGCATTCATATCATCATCTGAAATTATATTATTAACAACATCATTAAATTCCTTGCCATCTAGAAGACTAGTAATAAAATATATACAATATACACCACATTCGCTATTTTTATATTGGTGTCTAGTTTTATTAATTTTAATTTCAATAGGCTTACCTAATTCTGCTGCCTGTTTTTTTAATCGTTCCATCAATACAACTATTTCAGGGCTAGGTTTCATACCATAACTATCCCAATATCCTATGTATCCATCATTGACATCACAATACATAGCTACCCAATGGCTACCTGATTGCGTATGCTTATCTAGATTAAATATAACACCTAATTTGGTATCACCTTTAGCAATTAGATTATCTAGTTTAACTTTACATAGTTCATCTACAACACATTGTCCAAATCCCAATTTAGTATCAAAATCCATTGGAACTGGGCCTACAAATTCAAATTCGGGATATTTAATTTCATATTGATTCATTACATCTCTAATATCAATCGTATTAAGCCATTCAATAGGATTGGTCTTCCATTTTTTAGGCATCAAAGGTTTAAAGTTTTTAAGTAATTCTCTGGAAAGGGGACTATCCTTAATAAAATCCTGTTTCATCCAACATATTTCATTTTTGCATTTGCTAGACATCATTTTATTAATTTCATTCCAAAGGTCTTTACCATTAGTAGAATCATCAAATGTAATTTTTGTAGATGGATTATTAGAATTCCATTTATTAGCAATTTTACGTAATGCTTCAATTGAAAAGCAGGATTCATCTGTAGCAGATTCAACTATATTGATATTAGATTGAGTTAATTTATTACCTTTAGAAAGAGATGTAGGTTGAATAAAGGGAGCACATTGTGTAGTTTTTGGGTTTGATGATGTATCAGTAGGATACGATTCGGTATTTGATGATTCGGTATTTGATGATTCGGTATTTGATGATTCAGTAGGTAACAATTTAATAGTTTTTGATATATTATGTGATTTCATATGTGATTTATTAAGTATTTTCCTTCTAGAAACTTTTTTTGTCATTAGTACATTTTCTTTATTTTTATCACTAGATTTAGCAGTATTTTTTCCCTTTTTTTTAATTCCATTTTTTCTATATACTTTTCTATGATTCATTTTTGTATATAATTATATCTATCTAACTACAGAATACTAAGAAAATAAAAATATAAAAATATAAAAAATGAGAACTAAAAAATAAAATATATAAAACTAATTTAGCAATACATTATAATAAATTACAAATTATTCTGATATTCCATTATTTCCAAGAATACTCTTTGTTTAGAATATTCAGGATCATTAAACATTTCAAGTAAAATATTTTCAACAGAAAAAGAACTATAAGATTCTTTTAAATTCTCTTTTAAAGTATCTCTAATATATTTCTTTAGGTCAAGTGATTTTTCTTGATAAAGATTATTTATCATCATTCGTAAATCATTTTCCGATAATTTAGTTTGTTTTGTTTTCTCTAACTCTTGTTCATAATAATATTTAATATAGAAATATGTAACATCTTTAACTAGAATTGTTAAATTATTCATTTTATATAATATTTATTACTATATATTTTTATATTTTTATATTTTTATATCTTTATATCTTTATATCTAGATGAGTTATATTTACTTATGTAAAATAGCTTTATATTATAATCTAATTAAATAATTTTTTAAGTTAAACTAAAACTATAAAGTAAAATTATAAAGTAAAACTATAAAGTAAAATTATTACGTTTTTCTTTTATTTATAATTTAATAATTTCTTATAGTATAAACTATATAAAAATACTTAATATATTAAATATATTAATAAAATAGCTAAAATTAATAGAAATTATAATATTTAGAAAATTAGAAAATAGTTATGTATGATTTTGGGTTAGGATATTTTAAAAGACTTTACTATCAAATTAAAAATATTTATCAGATTAAAAAACATTTAGATATAATACATAATAGTTTAAATACTAATGAAACAAAGGAACAACAAATTGCAAATTTTGAAGCTCTAAAACAAATTATATTTTCATGTGGTAGTCTTTATATTAAATTTTTCCAATGGTATATAAGTAAGCTTAAAACCAATTTGCAGGATTTAGAAAATAGCGAACACATCGAAAACAAGGGAGCTCGAGGGGCTGAAGGCCTTGAAAAAATAAATTTAGATTTTTTTATTAATTACTATGAAGATATATTTGAACAATGTCCTTATCATAGCATTGAACATACAAAGGAAATATTTAATGAATCGATGGTAGATATATCTCTAGATAATTATGTTGATATGTCAACATTTAAGGAAATTGCATCTGGAAGCATAGGGCAAGTCTATTATGCTCGTAGAAAAAGTGATGGTCTAGAAATAGCTATTAAAGTAAAACATCCTAATATAGAAAGGGATTTAAAGAATCAATATGAGCTTATTAGATTTATAAAATTTATACAATCAATATCATTTATTAAAAATCGCTATAATCTTTATTTTAATATTGATGATTTTTTAGGTGATATAAATCTGCAATGTGATTTTAATAATGAGGCTAATAATTGTAAAACATTTATAGAGAATTTTAAGGATAGTTCTAAGTATATTATTTTTCCTAAAATAATATTTCAATCTAATGATTTATTAATTAGTGAATATATTGAGGGAGAATCTTTTGATACATTAACCGATATTCAAAAACAATATACTAGTATAAATTTTGTTTGTTTCTTTTATCAAATGTTATTAATTGATAATTTTACACACGGAGACTTACATTGTAAAAATTGGAAAGTAAAACTCAATAAAGAAACAAATATAATACAAATTATTGTATATGATTGCGGTATTTGTTTCCAAAATATTAATGTAGAATTAACATATAGATTTTGGTTTGCTCTTTCCAAATACGATGTTGATGAAATTAAAAAAATAGTTAAAGAATTTATAATTCATAATAATACAAATAATATTGATGTTTCTACTAAAAAATTTGATCAAAATATAAATAATTTATTTGATAATATGTTAACACAAAGTATGGTATCTTCATTTATTATTAAATCAATAGTAACATTTTTTAGAGAAAATAATATTATAGTTCATAAATTCTTATTAAATTTTAGTATATTATTATGTGTTGTTGAAGATTTTTTAAAGAAAAATAGTATAATTGATAAAGAACAAACTGATAATACTAAAAAATCTAGTATGTTTGAAATAATAAAGGAAAGTCAATTAGATATAATAGCATTTTGTGATGTTAAAAAATGTTATCCAAAAGTTAGAGATTTATTTAGTTTACAGATGAAAGATAAATATAAAAATTATAAAGAGAATATTGATAAAAATAATATTAAAGAAAGTACAAATGGTGAAAATAGACTATTTAGCAGTTTATCTCTGTCATCATTAACATTTAGAAAACCCGAATAGAATATGTATATAAACATATATATCTATATATTATTAGTTTTATATATTGTAAAATTATCATACTATAGTATATATATCTAGAAACATGTCATCAACAAAATTACCATCCAAGGAATCGTCAAAATCATCATCATCATCAAAATCATCAGACCCAACCTATTGTATTCATATTTTCCGTCGTGATTATCGACTAGATGACAATACAACTCTTATTGAAGCCTGTAAAACTCACGATATAGTGATTCCTGTTTTTATATTTACTAAGAAGCAAATTGACAAGTCGCTCAATAAATATCGGAGTGATAACTGTGTTCAGTTCCTCTGTGAATCTTTAGAGGATCTAGATAAACAAATTAAAAGTGTTTCTAATAATAAAAGCCAATTATATATATATTACGTTGATGATAAACCTACTAATAATGAATATTCTATTCTAGATACATTTATACATATGATACCCAATCTTAAAACAATTTCTTTTAATATGGATTATACTAAATATAGTCAAGAACGTAATGAGAAAATAAAGAAAATATGTGAGTCCAATAATATTAAATGTCTATCTCTAGATGATATTTGTCTAAACCCAATAGGAACCGTCTTAAATGGTTCTGGTAATCCTTATACTAAATTTACACCATTCTGGCGCGCCTCAGCAGCAAAAGAGATTAGGAAATCTACTTCAAATCACTATAAAAATTATTTAGAGAAAAAACTGGCTCTAGGATCTAATCTCTTAAAACATCACAACTCTATTACTATAGAAGATGTTATGGAACCAGGAGGCAAATATGGGATTATGCCGAGTCCTATTAATGAACATATACCAGAGCGCGGCGGCCGTACCAATGGCCTCGCAATATTACATAAAATGAAAACCTGGGACGACTATGGTGAAAAGCGCGATGAATTAACATACAAAACAACCCACTTGTCACCATTTAACAAATTCGGATGTGTTAGTGTTCGCGAAGAATATTGGACCATGGTAACTAAATTGGGTAAAAAAGGGGAAGATGGGCTTGCTAGGCAATTATTCTGGCGCGATTTCTTTTATACTCTTTCCTATTATCATCCAGAAATCTATACAGCCAGTGCCCTAAATCCTAAATATAGACATATCAAGTGGCCACATAATGCATTAACTAATACACGATTCAAAAAATGGTGTAATGGAGAAACAGGATTTCCAGTGGTAGATGCCTGTATGCGAGAAATCAATAAAACTGGATACATGCATAATCGAGGTCGCCTGATAGTGTGCAATTTCCTTTGTCGTCTTCTGCATGTAGATTGGAAGAAAGGGGAACATTATTTTGCAACTAAACTATATGATTATGACCCGGCGCAAAATAATTTTGGATGGCAAGTAAGTGGGGCTAATACAAGTGGAACAACTGCTCGTCCTCTAGAGCAAACCATTATGAATCCCTGGTTACAGAGTGTGCAGTTTGATAAAAATGGCGACTATATTAAGAAATGGATGCCGGAATTAGCTGATGTAGCTGCGCGTGATCTACATAGATGGGATATGGTATGTGAAGAGTATATAAGTGGTAGTAGTAGTGGTAGTAGTAGTGGTAAAGATAATAAGAAAGAAGCAAAAACTATTAAATATATCAAGCCTATTATAGATTATAAAGAGGAAAAAGAAAAAGATTTGAAAATGTATAGGAAATATTTAGGATATGGACCACCTGATTAAAACGAGAATATATACATATATAGGGGATCATATATATGGGATCATATAAGTGTTCCAGAATGTGTTCCAGCCTGTATTGATACGTCTTCGGGCATAACAGATACAGATGCCTGTAAGCTAGGTAATGGAAAATTAGAATCTCTTGGCGGTGCTACAAGACCTATAGTAGGATTAGGTGGCTGTTGTTGTTGTTGTTGATTCTGTTCAGGAACAGGTACAGGAATACTATTAGGAATAGTCGGTGGTTCTGTTTGCATACCTGAATGTATTGTATTTTGAGGTGGCCTAGATTTATGTGTTGGTTGTGATGATATTATAGTATCAGAATGTTTTTTATGATGTGACGAATGTGGTTTTTTATAATAATTATTATTGTTATAATAATAATTATAAGAATTACTTCTATTATTACCCCACCAATTATAAGGATTAAACCAATATCTAGGATCATAATAACTATATATATTATAATCATAATCATAGTCATAATATGGATTTGCATATGAATTTTGGTATGCAGGTGGGTATGCAGGTGGGTATGCAGACGTATATTGCATATTTTGTGAAGATTGTTTAGGATTAGATTGAATAGTTTGAGATGATATATTAGTATTGTGAATATAATGCATTATAAGCAATATAATTATAATAATCATACATAATGCTAAAAAATATTGTATATAATTATTTTGTTTCATAATTTATAATTTATAATTTATAATTTATTTTTCTATTTTTGTATTTTTATTTATAATTATGTTAGAAATTAATATAATTTTAATATAGTTATAGATAAAAATATAATTATATAGTAAGAAAATAGAAAAATAGAATAGTATAATATAATTATATAATTATATTCATAATTAAAAAATGACAAGTCTAATTAGTAAATTAGTAAAAAAATTAATGTTAACTGACAATGATAATTTTTATCCAGATACTAATATAGAAAGAAAACATACATTAAAAAATTCAGTACATACTAAACATAAACAATCACATACGAAAAAAAATCAAAATGACATACATAATGATCAAGAATATATTACTTCCGAAGTAACAGATGAAGATTCCTATAACCATTTTAAGTCGCTAGTCGCAAATTCTAAAAATCTCTGTAAAGGTAAAACCCATAGTGGAAAAAGGTATAAAGTCAATATTTCACGTCGAAAGGACTATTTAACATTACAAAAAGACAATCATTACCGGACTATATATATTCATGATAATAAAGAAATAATTGCCTATATTGGTACAAAAAAATATAAGAAAGATGGTGGTTTTATTTTCATTCATAAATTGTGCTCTAAGCCTGGTACTGGTCAGGGTACTAAGGTTATGAATATGATACTAGATGATGCCAAAAGCAATCATAAGGCTTTAGGTATAACATATGTATCATTGACCACACATAATCTAGATTTAATTGATTACTATAATAAGTTCAAGCCTACTAGAACTATTGAAGTGGATAGTCCAGGTTCAAAGAGGTTAATACCTAGGCGGGTTGCTTATATGATATGGCAAGTTAGCCCAGATATGCCTATGCTCAATTACACCTAAACAGCTTTTTAGAAAAAAGCCGTGCCAAAAATACCCTTCGGGAAAGGATGTAGCTCGAGGGAATCTTTGTTCCTTCGTAAATTTTTAGAATTTTTAGAGTTTTTATATAAAAAATTGAATTTTAATATTTATTTTTAAAAATATTATATATTTTAAGCTTGATTCAAGTTATTTTAGAGTTTTGAAATGTCGCGTGGAGAATATAAACGAAAGCTTGCTGCGGAAAAGGCATCAAAGGAGGCCGAGAGGCAAAAGATTATTGCAGACAGGCAGCAAGCAGCGTTACAGCGTGCCGAGGAGGCGCGGATAGCTGAATTAAAGGCTATATTTTCAAAGGTAGCAATTGAGGCAAGACTGAAGGTGGAAGCAAAAGAAATAGCTCGTAAGGCTCATAAAGCTGCCCTGGAGGTTCATAAAGCTGTACTGGAAAAAGCGCAATTAAAGTTCCGTGACGATGAAGTGAATGCAGAACGCGAAAGGGATATTACCCTTGAAAGTATTCCCGATGAAATTACGGATCTGGACACTTTAAAAAAGAAAAACAGTATTGTATCAATACATGATAATAAGATACATGCTGCTATTGTAGAACTTGAAAAAGCGATACTTGCGGCGGATAAAGATTTGCATGGAGACAAGAATTACGAGTCTTTACATAAATATAATCAGGCCATTAAGCAGGCCGATTATGATTTAAAAAAGAAAAAGGAACTTCTCGATAGCGAACTTTACTATCTCGATTTAAAAATAAAACTCGATAAGCTTCGTGGTAAGGAATGTATAGTCTTTTATAATAAGAATCCTAGCCGGTACGAAGGTCAGATAAAGGCTACTATCTTTGTCCTCCCATTGACCTATGATGAGAAAAAACATGAGAAACTGGTTATTTTTCTGATTAAACAGAATTACGAGTGCGGATACAGATACGAGTACAATATTGAAAAGGAAAATATTCATTGGCACATAAGGTTTAAAAGATATTATGGTCCTGATAAATACGAAATTGTGGATTTTAGTGTGGAAGGTGTTACACCTATGTATCTAAATCCCGGCTACTGGTGTGCTATTAACAGTATTGTTCGCAAACCCATTTTGCAACATTTGACGTCTTACTATGGAAGGTTTGGAATAGAAATAGAAAGCCAAAATCACTCGATGGGAAGCACTTGTGGCCGCATCGATATCCCTTTTACAACCAAATATTCCTGTTGTAAGGATAATATGGAAACCATTATTATGTCATTTGAAATCGCAATAGAAACCTATGGAACTGGAAGCGGAACAGGGATTGGTGTAATCATAGATAGTGAATTCGTTTCCCTTAGTGAACTTGATACGATTGACATAGGAAAAATTTCAAATGGTAAATACAAGCTAAAAGGTAGTCAGTGTGCAAAATGCGATTTACAAAGCCGCATAATGGATGCCTATTGGAAAATTTCTAATGCGTTTGGTGTTGGTATTGATCAACTTACCGGTGTAGAATCAAGATTTGAATTAGAATCTATTACTAGTATCGAGGGTAATATATTATATCCTATAGGCGCTTTAAATAATAATAATTGTAAAAACCGTAATTGTGAAAATTACAGTCCTAATCATTATGGTGGTTATGATTCTGATGATTATTGTTTTGGTGGTTTTGGTGATTATCAACCTACATACTGTGAAAACTGTAATACTATTAATAGAATATTTAGAGATGGCGAAACTATTAAAGTTGTATTTGGAGACAATATTTTTAAGTATAAAACCTGTATTTATGTAATACCAGAACAGAACGAAAAAAAAATCTTACCCCCCTATTTGTTTGAATGTATAAATCATCATGACTACACTTTTACAAGAAGATTAGACTTTTTGGCTTCTATTTATGAAAACATGAAACCATATTTGCCAAGGGAACTTATTGATTATATTTGCAGTTATATATTTTGTGATTATTACACTTTACATTATAGCAAAGTAAATAGTTTAATTCAAATCGAAGATTTGGAAGATAAAACTGATCCAAATTTGATTTTGGCCATTAATATGGTGGAAGATGCTGAAAAATATGAGCGATTATATCGAGAATATTGCAGGATTTAGGAAATCCCGCGCGCAAAGCCGTTTTTACGAAAACGGCACTAAAAGTCCTTACAGGGAAAGGATTTATGTGTTTTTATGTTTTTTATTTTTTTATGTTTTTTATTTTATTCATTATATTTTCTAATATAAATTCCATACTATCAATAATATATCCTATCTATTGCCACTTCATATAAAGTAAATAGCCAATCATATACAAGCTCAATAAAATACATATCATATATGTAGAAAAGTCCACATCATTATTCATTAATAGCCATGCCATACAAATGGCCAATACTACCATAATACTATCACCTACGATAGTAAGAGCTCCATGTTTCTTACCATAAGTATTAATTATGTCGAAAATGGCATTGGACCCTGGGGAACTTGTTTTCAATACGAGGAAATAGAATAGAATATCATGAATAATTTGGACGCAGAGAAATAATAATATAAATTTCCAAAGTGATACTTTTACAGTAACGCCAAAGAAATAATTATATAATTTTTGTGTTATCCAGAACCCTATTAGAACAATCAATACATCTAACATAATGGCAACTAGGCCAAATTTATCATACCAAATATTTATCATATTACCCCAAAAGTTAGGGAATAGACGAAATGTTGAAAGGAGGACGGCCTCTACTATAAAGAGACCTGTAGCAAATGCTAGCCATGTGGCGGTTGAATTTGA